TGCCATCCAGCGCCTTGAGCTTCTTGTACTCCTCCAACGTGTAGTTGGCGTTGAACTCAAGGGAATCAAGGCTCTGGATTCCGGGAATGTAGGTCTGCATACGGTCAGACAGGGTGGTGGTCTCCAACATCTCGGGAGCGCCGCCGAGGTCAGGGAACTCCTTAATGTCTACGACCTTTTCCCACGCCGCTTCCTTCTTCATCATCAGGAAGATTTTGTAGGTGGAAATTGCCATATCCTTTACCTCCTGTAAATCACATTTTCTTTTGATACCTTTGCGGTATACCTACCAATCATGCGGTAGATTGTTGCGCTGTCCATGTTCGGGATAGGATTCAGCATGGTTCGTGTGAACCCAAGCCGTGCAAGCTCGCTGTCAATGAGAGCGGCGATTGCCTTACACTCGGCTTTCTTGCCTTTGTTCTTGTTGGAGTAGACGTTTAACTCATCCTCTCCGCTGAATCGGAATAGCCTATACGAAGTAGCACCCGTTCTTTCTGTAGATGGTGCAACGGTTTTTGTAGGACTTAATGAGATACGCAATATTGTCAACGAAGTCATAGGCGATAGGGTCTGCTTTCCCCTCGCAAATGCGAGCGATTCTGCCGATGCTCTGGGTGACTATCGCATAATCCTTCTGCGGTGTCGTAAGGTACAGGCGTTCAAGACAAGGAATGTCAAGCCCTTCCTTGGCGAGAGAGTAGGTGGCGAACAGATACTTCTTGCGCCCTGTCCGCATATCCTCCATGGCCTGTTCCCTCTCCGCTCTGCCTTTTTTGGTAGTCATTTTGCCGCTTATCATTACGGCTTGCTCCTCCATGTTGGAGGGAAGTAGAGACTTGAGATGAAACAGGTGGTCTAAGCGGTCTGACAGAATCAATGAAGGTCTTCCCTCGTTGTCCTCAATGGCGCTTACGATTAGTGCATTGCGCTCCACGCTCTCTGTCAGATAGGTAATGAGCTTCGAGTAATTGAGCGTCCCATCGGTGTTCAGGGCTTCTCGGCTTATCGTCAGGCCCGTTCCCTCGGGCTTGATACCAACCCTCATAATCTTGTCCTCTACCTCTTCCTTGGGAATATCGTGAACGATAGGCCCCAAGAGAGCGTAAGTGGCTTCAATCATTCCGTCAGACCGATGTACCGTAGCGGACAGACCGTATTTATGTCTTGCCGCCAGAGCGTTCAGCACCTTGGAAAACTGGGTCATTGCTGTAGGCGTTCCAGTACATCTATGGCACTCGTCCACGATAACCACGTCCCAGAAATCCTTGTACTGGCTCAAGTCGAGCTTACACATGGTTTGGATGGTGGCGAACGTGATGCCAGCTCCGATGTTTACCTTCCCGCCAGTGATAGTCCCGAGTAGAGATTTGTCCAGATACTTTTCAGCTCTATCTTGGCTCTGACGTAAAAGGTCAAGGGTGTGGGTCAGCCACAAGGCCCGTCTTCCGTATTTCTGGGCCAAGGCTATTCCCATCTGGGTTTTGCCGCTCCCAGCTGGACTTTGGATGATACCGTACTGGCTGTCGTATGCCACTTGTACAGCTTCTTCTTGGTAATCGTAGAGAGGTATGTTCCCCTTGAAATTGACCTTAACCGGGTCTGCGAAACAGCTTGTGAAATAGCACTCCTTCGTGATGAAATCCGGCAAAATGCGGAGTGTTCCGAAGGGGAGTATCAGGTCGTTTCCCCTCTGCTCATATAGGCTTAACATACTTGGAGTGTTGCCAAGCCACAGGTGCATACGGGACTTCTTGATGTACTCCGGGTTCACGACAGTAAGATGTTTTTTGCACCACTTAACCATCTCCGTGGTAGGGTCTATGACGGTGAGAGTATTTGAGACTTCAATCTTCATTTACTCCCCCCCCCCCATTGTTCTGCCATTGCCCTGGCTACTCCGGGAAATGTTTTGCTTCTGATTTTTGCGGTTCGTGGGTCATTCCAGGCTAATATCTTTCCATCCAAAACCGCATAATCAGCACTTGCCCCACGAGATTGCCCTCTGTGATTGAGTTCTCCATAATCAACAATATTTGTTGGAACAAGAGGGCGTAATCCTTTGAGCCATAGGCAAGTTCTTTTCCTTGCCCTGTCACCAAACCAATACGGTTCAATAATGCAATCAGGCTTTCTATACTCGCTACTCATAACTCCGACAGGATTCTCAATAGCAATCTTCTTACATTTTGCCTGAACAAAACGGAGAAAGAATTTCCTGGCATCTTCTCGGTCTTTCATACGGCGAATGGCTTTCTCACCGTATTTCTTTACATCAAACCAGCGATTTCCTGCCGATGTTAGATAAGTACACGGAGGAAAAGCAATAATCATATCCCATTCGCCATCTATGTTGCGACTTACCCCGTCCATTGTTTCAAATTTGCAATTCCCGTTTAACAACGAGAGAACATCAGACTGGATATGCCATTCCTCGTGACCTCCGCTACACGGCCCAAGGTCACACGACCAGGCTTCGTGACCGAGTTTGCGGAACTCGATACATACACGCTGGCTTTCTTCGCAAGCTATCAGTACCTTCATGTCCACTCACCATCTATCTCGACCCAGCGCTCAAAGCTCACACCGTACTTGCGAATGTCCTTGAGGTTCATACGGGACTTCTGCTCAGATATAATCTTGATGGAGACATGGGGAATCATTATGACTTCATCCCCCAGTTTCAGAGCAAACCATCCCTCGCCGTTGCCGCAGGATTTCCACAGTTGCATTGCTAAGTCTTGATTCTCCTCGACCCTACTCAAAGGGAAGCCGTTGGAGCTACAGACTTTGCAATCAATCAGGTAAGCATGACCGTTTTTTACAGCAATCACGTCCGCTGGCTGTCCAGCCTGATTTTGAGCGAGATTGTGCGTCCAGTAGCCACGTTGCGAGAGAGCTTCACACAGGGCGGTCTCGAAATCGTTACCGAGTTTTTTATTGGAAGCCATTTGCCGCAATCACCTCCTCGACCTCGGCCTTTAGGCCAGCATCACCGATGAATTGGCACAGGTCGTAGGCACAGGAGCAAAGCTCTTTGATTTGCTGACGGTAATACTTTGCGGCATCACTCCCCATGTGCTGTTCGACCAACCGCTCAAAGGCCATCGGGGAGGGGATAGTCTCAACCTTACCGTCAGGCATCTTCAAGACTTCCATCTTGTTACCTCCCATTCTCATACTCCTGCATCAGACCAAGAATGAGGTCTGTGTAGGCGGTAGAGGTGATGCCGTTAGTCCATGCTTTCTTTGCCCCGTAGTTCCCCATGTTGTAGGCCATCAGAGCCTTGGTGTAGTCCTCATAGGTTGCGATATAGGAGCCGATAACCTTTATGCCGCAGAACACGTTCTGGTAGGGGTTGAACATATCCGCACACTGGTATTGCTCCTCAAGCCTGTCGTGATTGACCTCGTTGATTTGCATAAGGCCATAATCATTGGTGGCGCTCACCGCTTCCGGGTTGAACTTGCTCTCATGGTCTATCATGGCGATTATCAGAGACATAGGGACGTGTTCTTCCGCACACATTTCATAGATGAAGTCCTGCAAACTGTGGGAAAGCGGAACATCGTAGTAGGAGATTTCCACCGCTTCGGGCAACTCCTCTGTTGACGGAGCCGGAACTTCCACCAGCTCGGTAACTGTCACTGTATCGACCTTCACAGGAGCGGTGATTCTTCCGAAAAAGAACCCTACCGCAACGAGGAGAAGGAACAGGATAGCCACCTCTGCCTTTACGATTGTTCTCGGGCTGAACTTTTTCGCTGATTTCGTTGTTGTAGCCATAGCTGAAATCCTTTCTCATTTTCAGGGTTTTGGTAAAATTCTTCGAGGATTCTCACCAACGGTTTTGCGAGGTCTTCCACTTGTACGTCAGTCAAGACTGCGTTCATCCAGAACCTTTTCGCACTCGGCGAGAATCTTCTTTGCCTTGGGGTAGGTGTACACCCCTCGGAGAATACTGGACAACATAGGCGGCTGGACTACCAAACCTCGCTTTTGGAGTTCCAGAATCATGTCCACTTGGGTTATCCCCATGTATTCCATTCTCTCCTTGACCTCGTTCACGAAAACATCCTCCTTCCACTCTAATTTTTGGAACTCCTATTGACAAAAAGCAGAATTTGAGTTATTATTCTTATTGCAAGTAACGGAATAAAACTCACCTAACCGCTCAAAAGTGCGATTTTGAGTGGGCGGCTTCCTATTGCAATCCTCAATTTCGGAGTTCGTGTTCTTATTATAATTCTTCTTATGAGGTTTGTCAATAGGTAAATTCCATTTTTGAGAATTTTTTCAGAAGGGGTCTACCATGACATTTAAGGAAAACATCAATCGTATTTGTAAGGAGCAAGGTACTACACTCACCGCTCTTGTAAAATCAATGGGTCTATCCACCTCAAAAGTATCAAGATGGAACGAGGGAGCGCTCCCAAAAGAAGAACTCATGATGATGCTGGCAAACAAACTGAATTGCTCGGTGATGGACTTCTTTGCGGATGAAGAAGACCTCGCCATCACCCCTCCCAAGCCACGGGATGAAGACGAGGAAGACATTCTCCGGGTCTACCGTGCGCTCTCCCGGCGCAACAAGCATGAGTTCATGGCAATGGTCTATGATTTTGAAGCTCGCAAAGAATTGGAGGGGGATAACGGCAATTCTGCGGCGGTCTAAGATAGTTTCTATTGAAATGCTACGCAGAAAAGCCGTGTTGGAGGTGAGAGTACGAAAGCGGTAATCTATGCTCGCTATTCGAGCCATAACCAGCGGGAAGAATCCATTGAGGGCCAGCTTCGGGAGTGCCACGAGTTCGCCTTGAAGCATGACTTCATTGTTATAGATGAATATATAGACCGGGCCATATCTGGGAAAACGGACAACCGCCCCAGCTTCCAAAAGCTGATAAAGGACAGTGAGAAGCAAACCTTTGACGCAGTAATCATGTACACCCTTGACCGTTTCGCCCGTAACCGTTATGATTCAGCCATCTACAAGGCCAAGCTCAAGAAGAACGGGGTCAAGGTCTATTATGCGAAACAGCCCATGCCGGACACGCCGGAGGGCATAATCCTTGAATCTGTGCTTGAGGGGTACGCCGAATATTACTCCGAAAACCTTGCCAGAGGTATCAAGAGAGGTCTCAAAGAGAACGCCCTACAGGGTCTATCCGTTGGCGGCGCAGGGGTCTCGCTTGGGTATAAAATCGGTCAAGACCGAAAGTACGAGATAGACCCGGTAGGCGCTAAAGCCGTAGAAATCATCTTCACCA